GCCGTGTTCGAGCAGCCGAGAGGCCTGCGATTCCGCACGGATCAGGGTCGGCCCGATGACCACGCTCTTACGCTGCGGGTCGTAGGCAAACAGGATGAACTTCCGCAACAGACCGGTGTGCGAGTGCGGCGGGCCGCCCGGCGGACTGATGCCTTTCCGTTTGCGGATCGAAGTTTTGGCCCGCGTCCGCACGAACGCCCCGAACCGTGACAGCACTCGCCGCGTGCCGGCATCGACCGCGTTCTTCACCTTAGCCCGGTCGAAAAAACCCTGCTTGGCCGCCTGGAAGGTCATCGTGATCACGGCTCACCTCCATACGCGGTAGGTCAGCGTGAGGACGCTGGTAAACTGGCGAAACTCCTCCAAGTGCTCCATCGCATAGACCGGTTCGTTGGCCACCTCGATACAGCGGGCCTGCGGGAAGCCAGCCAGCGAGTGCGTGCGGACATGGTCGGCGATCTTCTCCACCAGTTCCATAAGCGCATCGAGGTTCCCCACGCTGGGCTCGACCTTGCGTTGCACCGCCACGTCGATCCGGTAGTCGAAGCTGTCCCGGCTGCGATCCAGGGTCTTGCTGGCCACCGATCGCGGCACCACGCTGACCCGCAATTCCGTCATTTCGGAAAGCTCGAAGACCGGCTGGTAGTGTCGCACGGCCACGAGCGGTTGGCTAAACGCGGTGGTGTTCAGCTCCTCGACGACGGCGTCGGCCAGAGCCAGGATCGTCGCGGGCACTATTCAACTCCCACTTGTTTGGCGTGAATCCGCAGCACCTTGCGGAACACGTCCGACCATCGCCACGCGGGCTCCTTGCCCGGGGCCATCACCTCGTACACGAACACCTTCCCCCCCTGCGTTTCGCGGATCACGTCGCCCCGCTCGGGCAGCACCACGACCGCGTTCAGCACCAGGTCGGCGGCGTGGATTAGGAAGTCGCGGTCGGTCCACTCCATCCGCACGCCGCCGTAACCGTCGTCCAGCTTCAGCAGCGTCCGGCCGATGGTGGCCTGGACAGTCACTTCCTCGGCCCCGCGGCGGTACGCGACCGGCCGCGAGGCATGCTCCTTGAGCATCTCGGCCAGCCAGTCGGATCCGGTGCGGAGCAGGTCGGGCATGGCGTCCTCACTGGCTCAGGCGAACGCGAACGTGCGAACTGCCCGGCCGCGAATTGACCATCACCACTTTCCCGAGCAGTTTATACGTATTATTGTTAGAATCTGTTACCGCCCACCCATCTCCAGGGTTCCAATAGGCGGGCTGCCCTACGATCCAGCTTTCCAGTTCCTCCACTTGGAAGTCGAAGACGCCGACGACGGCGAGCGACCCGAGGTGGCCCGCTTTAATGGGTTGCTTAGCCACACCGACCAAGCTCCCCTGCACGACCACGGCCCCCGCCGCTACGTCGGCCGTTGGGATGTGGTCGATTGTATGGCCGTCGTGAATGAAGATTGCCTGCGACATGTACTATCCTCCGTTATGCGGTGGCTTTCACGGCCCCGCGATGGTCGATCTTTGCGACACCAAAATCCCAATATGCGCGCATCGACATGCCCAACGTTGAGAACTCAGCGTCCGCCGTCTCCACGACCGGCTGCCGACGGCCGTCCAGGTAGGCGACCTGGAACGCTGGCAGTACAGCAGGATCAGCCAAAAGATACCAAGTCGTCGGGGACTGGCCATTACCCGTTCCTGTCGAGAGGTACGGGCTACCCACCGGCTCGTAGCGATTCACGTAGGGGTTGGCGACAGGCTTCGGCTTATCGAACGTGGTACTCTCATTCACCGTAACCGACGTGTAGATCGAGAGTGCTTGCGGCTCCAGTTCGGTCGGGACCAGCAGGTAGCGGCCTGCCGTCGCGAGCGGATCGCCGTTCGCGTCTTGCATTTTCGCGAGGGCGGATCGTGCTGAGCCGAGCGACGTGATCCCCAACGCCGAGTTCGTGAGCCGATTCCCTCGGTCAGTCGTGTAGAACAAATCGCTCGCCTCCATCACCACAGCGTAGAGGGCTCGTTCAATCGCAATTTTCGCTCGCCGCCCCAGTTGACCCACGAGCGAGCGAAACGCGGACAGCTCGTCATTGATAATTTGCTGCCTTGTCAAAGTCAGCATCATGCCGTAGGTATTAAGTTTGTTTGTATATTCACTCTCCTCGAGCGCACCATGCTTGATTTCACCGCCGTCGGCAACCCGATCAAAGTTGCCGGTCGCATCGAGACGGTAGATTTGATGCTGATGGAAGTTCGAGAAATCCTCTTGGGCCGCAATCGTTTCATATGTGCCGGGTGCCGACGTGAAAGCGTCCAAGAGCATCTTATTTGCGACATTGCCCAAGATGCCCGGCAGATTGACCGTGCTAAACCCGGCCGCCTCGATGCGCTGGTGAGCAACCAGAGTCTCATAAAACTCTCGGCCGCCATGTGGTACGCGAACCCCGCCTGCTTCGAGGGCCAGGGCGAGAATCCCTCGCAAGCCTCGACGACGATGCTGCCAGGCCGCAGAAACCACTTGCTCGCCATAGTCGCGATCACGGGCCAGGGTTTCGTCGCTCACTCCGGCCGCCAAACACAATGCCGCCTCCAGTACCTGTTGGCTCGGACGGTCGCTTCGATCGCGTGCAATCGGAGCACGGGGGCGGGTCACACGAAGAATCGCGAGCTCGGTCCGCTGCGAGTCCCAGCCCTCAGTTTCGGCTTGGGCCGCAATCCGCTCTAACGCGTCCATGTCGGCATAGCGTGAGGATGCTGCCTCCTCGACGAGCGCGCGGATCGTATCGATACGCTGTCGCTCCGCCTTCGCGCGAATGATCGCCTGAGTGGCGGGCGAAGTGTCGGTATCATGGGTGTGGGTATTGTCCGGCATAAACGCCTCCTGATGAGATTGTGACGCGGCAACAGTGGCTGACGTGTTCCCGTCGGCCCCGAGGTCAACAAAGCTGATCTCGCCGAGCGTGGCCTTGCGGACGACGTTCAACGGGCCGGTGAAGGTGCGGCCGTTAACCAGCACCTGTTGGTTCTCTTTGACGAACTCGAACTCCTCGACGCCCGCACCAACCGAGGCTTGCCACGGGAAGCCGTTGCGGGCCGAGGTCACGACCTCGCGGGCCGCCGGCGTGTCGCGGGAGACGAGGCCGGTGGCGACCAGTTGCCCGTCTTCGACCCGCACCGCGTCGGTGTGGCCGACCCCGGACAGCGGGTCGTGGCCGAAGCGGATCGGCCGCGACTGCGAGGGGATCGACAGCCCGGCCAGGTCGATGACGACCGGGTGCCGCCAGCCGGCCACCCGCATGGGCGTGCCGGTGTAGGCGACCATGCGGAAGCGGGGCAGCGTGTTACCACCCTCGCCAGCGGCTTCCAGGTCGAGAGTCGCCGTGGCTTCCAACCGCAGTTGACGCGGCAGGTTGTCGTCAATCGTCCGACGTGTCGTCATCGTCGAATTCCTCTTCGGTATCGCTTAATGGTTGGGCCTGCGCCGGGGTCAGCCCGAGCGCGGCGACGAGGGCCAATTCCTTGGCGCGCTGCCGCAACTGGGCCTCCCAGTCGAGGCCGCGACGGGCGTACTCATCGGCAAGGGTGGTGGTCAGGTTGGCCAGCCGGATCGCTTGAGCGTTCGCTTCCTTGGCAGGGTCGACGTGCTCGTGCCCGTCCCAGAACCACTGGTGCGGCCAGGTGACGAACGGCCCCAGGTCGTCGGGCAGCAAACCAGGGATCAGTGCGGCCTCGTCGAACCACGCCGCGAGGATGCGATCGAGAACAACGGCTTCGAGGTGGATTTGTTCGACGCGGATCGCCTTGAAGTACGTCTGGTGGTCGAGACGGCCGGACGCGTAGTTGTAGCCCGAGCTGTTGCCGGCCGCGACGTTGAACGGCATGTTTAGGCAGCGGGCGATTTCGTTCAGAATCTCGTGCTTGAACTCGGCGTAGGTGGTCGCCGGCTGCTCCGCTTGCAGCTGCGACATCTTCCAGCCGCCGGGCATGGTCACGAGTGCTCGCTTCTCCAGTTCGATCGGTTCGAACGGCTCGGCGGCGTCGGCCTCTCCGCTCGCCGGGGCGTCGGTGTAGAGGATGCCGGCGAAGTCGGCGGCCGTCTCGGCGGCGGCGATCACGGCCAGCGTGAAACGCCGCAGTTGGGCGAACAGCGGTAGGGCCGGCAGGATGTCGGGCACGCCCCGCGCCTGGCCCGGGCGGTCGCAGCGGAACCAGTGCAACATCGAGGACGCCGGGACGCGGTCGTACTCGCGTACAGCCCGGTAGCCTTCGCCGGGGTGGTCGCGGAGGACGTGGTACTCAACCGGGTTGCCGGCGGCGTCGAAGACGATCCCGTCCACCGACTGCGAGGCGTCAGGGGTCGTCACCTGATCGGCTTCGATCAGCCGCAGGTCGAGTTGCACGGCCGTCGGCAGTCGCGGGTTGTTGGTCAGGACCGCGAAAGCCTCGCCGTCGGTGGCCCGGGCCATTCGCATGGTGCGGAGCTTCTCGGGCAGGCCGATCGCCTTGGCCCAGGCCATGAACTCCCGCTCGATGCGGGTGTTGGCCTCCGAATCCTCGGTCAAGAGTTGCAGGCGGGGGCCGGTGCCGACCACGTCGTTGGCCAGCGTGAGGACGATCCCCTTGGCGTAGCTGTTGTTGGCGACCTCGTAGCGGGCGCGGTTGCGGAGGACGGAGCGGACTTCGGGGCTGTTGGCGGCATTAGCCGAAAGACCGTCAGCGTTGGCCCAGTGGCGGCGGTTGTCGTCGGTGGTCACGGCCGCGTCGTAGCGGCCGCGCACGACGCGGACGACCCGGCTACGACCCGGTCGCGGCGGCGTAGTGCTCCAGAGGTTGGCCAGCCAGCGAAGCATCAGTCGGCCCCCGGCGGTACGAGCTTGTTGAAGCGCAAGCCGCGGCGCGGCTGCTTGGCGGCTTCCTTGGACGCAAGGTAGCGGTCGGCCTCGATCTGCTCGGAAAGCTTGTGCTGCTCAACCGAGCCGGCGTCGCCCGACGCCTTGGCCGGTCCTTTCGCGTTCTGTTCGATGGCGTCGTTGAGTTCGTCCGGCATAGAATTCTCCTATGCCAGAGCATATCAGATGATGTGATACGCAATAAAGGAGTATCAATGCACGCGTTACACTAATAGACCATACAGGTTGCGAAACAGTTGCGAAACAGTTGCGAAACAGTTACCGAACAGTTACCGAACAGTTACCGAACAGTTACCGAACAGCTGTGAAACAGCTGTGAAACAGTTGCGAAACAGTTGCGAAACAGTTACCGAACAGTTACCGAACAGTTACCGAACAGGTTACCGCAAGGGGCGTTCCCAGGTGGTGATGCGCAGTCCGCAGTGGCGGCACTCTCTGCGCCGAAGAATGCCGGTAGCCCTGTGCCGAGTATAGATGACGCGAAAATGACGAGAGCCGCACCGACGGCATACCAAGCCGGGCCTTTCGTTTGGCGACTTGCTCATAGTCCGCGCCTCCGCCGCTGGAGTTCGGCGAAGCTGACCCGGCCGCGCTTGACCGGCTCGCGTGAAGCGAGCCCTGGCAGTGTCACGCCCTGCATAGATGCTGCCACAGCGCAGCCAAC